ACACCACCGACAGAACCTTTAAGTGCCGCCTGAGCGTCTTTGGTCTTGCTATCAACGCCAGCATCTTCCTGAGTTTGTACAACTTGCAGCCCTACTTTCTCGCGGATTTCCGCTTCTGTCATTACCGAAGTTACGGTAGACTCGGAGAATTGTACGCTAATCGGCTCTGTGTCTTGAATGTATAGGCGATTTGATAAGCCTTGAATCGAAGCAAGGTCGTTAAACACTCGTTCGATGAATTGCTGTCTTCCGTTTACGTAGGTGTTTTGGAACAACTCGAAGCTGTCAACCAATTGGTTTCGGCTCGTGAAGATTCCGTCCTCTTTGATTCCGAATAAAGCTGGGTCGGTTACCGAATGACCAGCGTAGATTTCCCTTTGAACGGTCTTGTTTAGAATGTCAAAACGCTTGTCGAAGTCGTTACCATTCAACTGCTGAATCTCTACTCCTCTGTCCCTTGAATCAGCAAAGTTCAGAACGATTGAATTTGCGTTGTCCGTTCCCGTGAACTTGTCCTTTATCTGTCGCTCGATTTCTTCTTGTTCCTCAAGTGTAGGTTCGCCATTGTAGAAAGAAACAATTGTGCCGCCAACAAAGTTATTCTTGACCGCGTTGAGGTGGAAATTTGCAATCTCTACGTCTAACTCAATGTAACCCGTTGACCCAAGATAGGTCGGCAATGGGTAGTATTTGCAGTCAGGCGAGTAACCTTTGACGTAAAGTAGCTGTTTGCCGCTTGGCTCTTTCCAGTTAAACGCATCAATCTCCTCAACAACTGGGTTGTGTTTCTTCCAATCTTCGGAGTAATAGTATTTAGTACCATCCTCGTTTGAACGATAACGCGCGAAGTCAGCGTGATAAATAGCCGCTATCTTGTCGTTGAGTTGGTTATAAACGATTTCTAACGCGAAGCCGTTGTATAACTCGTAATCAAGCGCAACCTTCTCAAGGATGTCGTTAAGGCTCTCGTATTGGTTAGGCTCGTTGATGAATTGCTGAAGCCTCGCAAGTCCCATCGTGTCCAGCCCCTCTTTATCAACAGCCCAGCCCTGACCGACAACGTAGTCTTTCTTGGAGTTGATAATGGCGTGATGCTTCGCGCTTCTGCGATAAAGGTTCAGAAGGTACTCAGGATAGCGGTTCTTATACTCGCCTTCGTCTCCGAATAGAATCCAATCCTTGCCTCTCGCCTCTTTGAAGGTCGGTACTTTATGCGCTCCGAAATTCAATATCTTAAGAGCCATATACTACATAGTTAGAGTTGCCGCCTGAGTAGGTGGTAACTGGTGTTGATGTTCCCGTTACTTTCACGATTCCCGATTCTAATTCGGTTAATCCAGTAGGGTCTAAATTTGAACTTGATGAGTTAGCGTAAACGAAGTACCGCCATTGTCCCTCCGTTGGTAATTCAACCTCCGCGTTCAAGTTGTCAGGGCTTGTGGTTTCCGTGATGGTAAACTTGTTGAAGCGGTCCGGGTAAAGACTTGAGTCAGTAGCAATGCAGTACTCCACCGCCTCCGTGTTATCCGATTGAAACTTGAAGAGGTAGTAAGTAGCCGTTCCCTTTTCAGTAAGGGTCAACGCCACATCATTAGCCGTATTTCGTGCGATGTTTATCAAACTGCAAACACTACGTATTCGATGTCGCAGTCTGCTGTGTCAGCTTGTGCGCTTATCACATCAATGTCAACGAATGCGCTGAACGCTCCAGCACCCGTGTCTGCATCCATGCTTCCAGTAGATAGCATGAAGGTAGCCCCAGCATCAACCTTAACGTCTGCCGTTTCTGCCCCGCTATTCTTGAACCTTACCCGAATGAAGTTGGTGTTGTCCAAGTTTGTGATGCGGATGTAACGGATAGCTGAACGGATGAACTTCCCTTGCCCGTTGCTGCTATTGAGTTCGATGATGTCAATCTCGTTAGCCGAGTCTATTGTCATAACTCTACGGTCAGCTTCTGCCACGTTTGAAATTGAACGTGTGTGTGTGCCTCCTCTGTCAACTCCTCCGAGCGTTAGAGATTCAACTATTTGAACCGTTGCGGTTGCTGGTGTTACGGTCGATGCCATGCTTGTTTTTCTTTAAATAGCAAAAAGACGAAATTGTGCCAAACGAAAAAGGGTCAGCGTTAGCCGACCCCCTTCCAACAGAACAATGAAAAAGAGAAAGTGTGAAGATACGAATTAGTTTGTAATCGCAGCAACGTCTGCGGCATCAATTGAAAGCATTTGCTCGGCTTCCATTCCGCTAAACGTCAAGCTGTAACCCGAAAGGTCAGCGAAAGCCGTGCCCGTTGCAGATGTTCCAGCGTTGAGTTCAAGACCGTTTTGGTAACCGACAACCCAGTAAGAACCATCGTTAGTTTCAACGATAGCCACCAAACGCTGTTGAGCCAATACCTTGATTTCGTTGCGCTTGTCAACATCCAATTTTGAAAGCACTACAACCACCTCAGGAGTGAAGTAAACCGTTCCGTTCTGACTGTTACCGTTGATGGTTTCCGTCAAAGAGGAAGTTTCCTTTAGCTGCTCGTACTTATAAAAGGTAGGCGTTCCTGTGATTGAAGTAACCGCTCCAGCAGATACAACAGGTGTCAAAGCAATGTAATCGTCAAGGTTCGCAAATCTAACGCTCTTCACTCCGCCTACGGCATCGCGGCAATCAAGGTCGAAACCCGTAGTTAGTGCACATCCAGTATATGCCATGTTTTTAGTTTTTAGAGTGAAGGGGAGAGTCGAAGCCCTCCCCGATTAGATTAAAGAGATACAACAGAGATTTGGTCAGGGAACGCAACCTGTGCGCCAACTGTCAATTCAACCGCAATTTTGAACTTACGGTCGTCCTGAGAGTACCAAGACTCGATGCGTGAAGCATCTTCTTCCAAGTCCATTCCAACGTACATATTGCTGGTACGAGCAAGGTAAACATCGTTAATTGCGCTAAGTCCGCTTGTGGCTTGAATCTTCAAGTTAGTTCCCGGCATAACCATTGACAAAGAGCCCATTTCAGTTTGGTAGCCTTGAAGCTGACCTCCAGCAGTTACGTAAGATGCGCCAAGACCGTTCTGAATAGCAATCGCCAACGCTCTGAATTTGTCAGCACCAACGAACACAACAGCATCGTCGTTTTCGATAACAGCATCAGCAGCCGCTTCGTAAACTCTTTGTACTGCCTCAATCATATTGTTAGCAGTCAAAGCCGTAGCAAGTGGAGTTCCCGAACCGAAAGAAGCTGTGTTTGCATCGATGTAAGAGCCTCCAAGAATAGCATCACGGAATCCGTTGAAGAATTGGTAGTTACCCGACCCAGTTGGAAGGCTTGAAGTAGGTACAGCACCAACAGATTTCCAAATCATCTTCTCCAACTCAGCAGCGATTTTGCTTACCAAGTAGTTAGCGAAGAACTCCTCGAAAGGGATTGTTTCGTAATGCGCTCCGCTTGGAAGTTGAGTTCTAAGATAGATAGCCTCAAGTTCCTTTGGGCAGAACTCCATATTCAACTTAAGTTTAGCTGGGTCGATGAATCTCTGCGTTAGAGTGATGTCTCCATCTTCGTTCCAAGCACATCCGCTTCCATCTTGGAATGTAACGTCAATGTCAGCTAAGTTGATGGCACTTTTGCCCTTGACTCCTACTTGCTTTTCAACAAGAGCCATTGTTGGCGAAGAAGTTAGAGCCTTCGCGATTAACGGAAAATTCTGCTCTTCAATGTAAGCCTGAAGTCCGCTTGTTAGTGGTGATGGTGAAAATCCCATTTTGGTATAATGTTTTTTGGTTTATTTCTTGGTGATTGCTCGCATCTTCTCAACCATCTCGGTGTAGTCGATGCCTTTGTTAAATGGGTTGGCTACCTTCTTTGAAGGCTCTTCCTTTGGAGTTGCTGCCATCTTCTCAACGATGTCGGTAATTAGTCCAACAGCTTTCTCGATGTCGGTTACCTTCTCGGTCTTGGCGAATTTAGCTTCTGCCATTCTGCTTTCAATCAATTCAGATACAGCAGAAAGAATGTCGGCTTTGAATCCTTCAGCATCGAACTTCTCCTCACTCGCCATTTCTTCCTCAACTTCTTCTTCTGCTTCTTCCTCAACTGGCTCAGGACTCATAATCTCCACGATAACACCGCCTTCAGTTCTTACAACCTCACCGCTTTCGAGTTCATGTTCTCCATCTGGAGCTGGTACGGTTTCGCCATCCTCTCCGATAACGGCAACAGATGCACCGATTTCCAAAGCTGGTTCAACTCGGACGATAGTACCGTCCACAAGTTTAGCATCGACAAAAGCCTCTTCGGTTGTCTCGCTGAAAAGTAGTTTCTTGATTTCGGGCAATTTAGACCCTACAAGTTCTGAAATGTTCATGCGTTGTTTTTTTAGTAAATAGCAATTATTCAAAGGTGTGCCACTTGGCTATGCTCTGAGTGCTTTTTCCACCTCTTCGATTATCATCTTGTCTACGTCCATTTGGCGGCTTTCGCTGAACACTCCCTCAACGCTGAACCCTCTCCACGTTCCTTTCTTAATATCCTCCCAAACCTCATCGTTATCGACTTTGTAACTCACAAACCATGACCCGTTCGGCAGCTTGTCGAATCCCTTTGGCGTTGGCTTCATCTCGTCAATCAAGAAGGACTCAAACATAAACACGCCTTCTACATCTGTTGAGTGGTCTAAGTTGGTCGCGTTGGTCTTGCCTTCCTTCATAAACTTGTAGGCTATCTTTCTAATAGCATCCGAGTCAAAGACTACGTAATACTCGCGCCCATCCTCGTCCCTTCGGTATATTGGATAGTCGGCAACCATTGCCGCTCCGCTTACGATTCTCTTCTCTTCGTTTAGCGCGAACTTGTGCTGCTTATTGAACGCCATCCAATTACGCTCTATGGCTGGATGGTCAACGAGTGAAATAGCATCGAGACCCGTTTCGTGGTCTTCGTCAATTGTTAGATAGATTACTGGTAGCTTGTTCATCCTCCGAATGTTGCTTGTGATTCTATTTGGTTTATGTTATTCTGGTTGCCCGTTACTTCTGTCTCCACGACATAGGCTTGAATAGGTGCGAGTTGGGCTTGTTCAACTCCTCCGAGTTCGGTTGTTCCCGCAGTCGCTTGTTGGATAGCTGGAGCAGTTGCCACTTGTGGAGCGGTTGGCGTTGCCGCACTTCCGCCCGGTACATTGGCAGAGTTTAATGTTGAAACTGCCGAAGCAATACCAGCAACAACTGCCGCGACCCCCGTAGCTATTGCCACAAGGTTGCCCGGATAAGGTACGCTCTGCGCCTGAGCAATAGCCCCGACTATCGCCTTTGCTGTGTCGATAGCTATTTGAGCAATGGCTAACGTCTTTTGTAGAACAACCGCCTCGCGAGATTGGCTGCCACTTGCCTCAACGAGTTGATTAATAGAGTTTAGAACTCCGCCCGTAGCCGTAAGATAGGATTCTTGAAGTTTGACCTTTGCGTCCCTCAGTTCCTTCTCCTTCTTTAAATCCTCATCTCTGAACTTCTTTCGTAGTTTGGCAAGTGCTTCTTGCTTTGCCCCTTCTATATCTGTCTCTGTGTCCCCAGCTAACCGTGCCATCTCCTCAAGTGACGCGTAATGTTGTTCGAGTTCAAGGAGTTCGAGTTCTCGTTGTTCCTTTCCAACCTTTGCTAATTCTTGTTGGATGTCGAATAACTCTTTTTCGAGAGCAGCTTGGTTAGTCATCTGCTCGGACTTCTGCCCATTTATACGCTCATCCAAATCTGCTAACTCCCCCTTAGCTTGTGCAACAGCAGCCTGTGCCTCTACTGATGTTTTGTTTATTGCGAGTTCAGCATTGGCAAGGTCTAACTTTCTTTGAAAGATAACCCTTTCCGATTCGCTTTGTTCTTCGAGTATTTTGCCGAGTTTTTCGTTGGCTTCGATACGTTCTGCAAGCGTCTTTCTGACATCATCACGAATCTGCCTTTGGTCTTCTGCCTCTTTCTGATAGGTCATCTGAACCAACTTCTGCTGTGCCTCGAGTTTTATCAGTTCGTTGCGTAGGTTGATAATAGCGTCCGCTTGATTGTATGCCTCTTTGGTTGTTTCGGCAAACGACTTTACGCCTTCTTTGAATGAATCAACAACACCCGTTACAGCTTCCTTTGCTTCTTCATATTTCACACCGAGTTCTCCTACACCTTCCGCAACCTCCGCCCAATCGAATGTAAGCACCCCCTCTATTATTTTACCAGCACTTCCAGCAATCTCACCCAAGTACTGAACAACAGGAATCGCTCTGTTTTTAACTCCATCTACGAAGTCTGCTATGGCTTGCTTTGGGTTGTTGAAAGCATCATATAACGCTTCGCCCAAAGGTGCTGCAAGGTCAATCAACTTACGCATGACAATTTCAACGGTAAGCATGACCTTACCGAATCCATCTGCAACAGATTGGTTTGAAAGAAATATATCTTTCAGCTTATTAAAAGCCGCCACAATAACCGCAACTACCCCAAGCGATTTGACCAACGAGCCTATCCCGTTACCAAGAGATTTGATTCCTTTTCCCGCGTTCTTTGCTCCTTTTTCTGCCGCCTCGAAACCAGCCTTGAACTGGTCTCCCATCTCCTTCTGCGTAGCCTTTACCTTTTCGAGTTCCTCACGTAACGAGATTATCTCATCGCTGGCTTCGCCCGTTTTTACGTCTACCTCTATTGCAACCTTTGTAGCCATTAAGCTGGGATAAGTCTGTAGTTAACGTAAACTGTAATGTCGGAATCTCCAGCCGTTGGGTTTCCGCCAGCAACATACACATGAAGGTCTGAGTTTGTAAGCAATTGCGTGTCCGATGCCAAAGAAGCGGTTGATTGCTCCCCCACCCTATGGCTTGTCGTTGTAGCATTTAGACAGGCATTTATTCTATATTGAACAGAACTTGCACCGCTACATATTAGACTAACAGTTGTATTGGTTGCGTATGCTGCGCTGTTGAAGTCAATCTTAACACTTGCAGAAACGACCTCAATAGCGTAACCAGCAACCGCACCGACAATAGTGATAGGTGTTGAGTTCAGCGTTAGAACGTCTGCGCTTGCAATGGTCAAAGAAGCAGAGCCGCCCAAACAAGTAACCCCGTTGTCGTCCCGTGACCAAAGAACGCCATCGGCTTGATTAAAGAATAGTTCCCCTTTGTATATGTCCGTAGCTATCCAAGTGCCGTCCGTGTGGTCATTTGAACTTGGTACTGTTGGAACGGTTGCCGTTATGGTTGACCTTTTAATTTTAATTCGTGAGTCTTGTGTTGCCATTATTGTTCGCCTCCTTCTATTGTATAAATAGCTATTTCGCTAAATTGTGTCTGTACGATGTCCTCGCCACCGTCAACCGTGAAGATGTTAGTGCCTCCATTCAATGCCCGGACCTCATTCAATCCACCTTCCAACACCTCCACGTTGTCCTGTTCCTTGCCGTTGATGTAGGTAGTGTTTGACTGGGTAACAATTACACCATTGGTATTGATGAGTTGGACGTTGTGAAGCCCTCCAATTACCTCATTGTCATTGCCGAATATGGTAATGTTCTTCGAGCCTTCGCCTATTGTGTTTCGGCTTCCTACCACTTTGAAAGCTGTAACGCTCTGCCCTACGTTATTGTCCGCTCCGCTCACCTTTCCTTGAAACGGAGGATACTTGTTTCCGTTTGTTTTTATTTCGGTGGAAGGAGATGGCATCTTTTCCTTACCTAAATAACCCCCAGCGTTCAAACTTCGGCTTCCCTTTTTGAAGGTAACAGCCTCCTTAATCTTGATGAGTTCCACCTTCGTTAACCCCTCTTTGAACGGGTTGTAATTCATTACTTTGTTGAGCCTCCAATAGCTGTTATCTATTACTATTTGGTCGCGGAAATCTAAGGTGTTGATGTCGGTCGGTTCAAGGTAGAACATCGCAGTCATTACCTTCGAGTCCTTATCCGTTACCTCGTTTATGTAATTGCGGTGGTAGATGTTGTAAAGGTTCGCGTTCGTTACTTGGAGCGTTCCCGTGTATCCATTCGCTTGGTAATAGAGTTCGTAAGGTAGCCCGAAGTTGATGTCGATGGTTGGCGTTATTGGCTCGTCCCAATGTCCAGCGTATGGATAAGTTGAGTTGTAAGTGTCTTGTAGGTTTATTGTTCTTCGATGTACCCAAGTCGGGTCGCTTGGTATTAGACCGCCATAGTAAAGAATCCGAATATTTGCGTCCGTTGGCTTTGCTCCTTCTTCAATGTCAGCGTCCCAAATTGCTGGGATAATTCGATTCGATGGGTTGTCATTGACTAATGGCGAAGGGGAAAAAACAACCTCTACCTCTTTGGAACTCTGCACAAAGTCGTTATCTACCTCTATCCGCGAACGTCCATAAGCGTGTCCTCTGTTTGACTGATAACGCTCGTTATAATAGTCCCCATCCTCCGAATATGTGTAGATGTATTCCCTATCGGTAAGAACTCCCAACGGTTCAAGGGTAATGTCTCTGTCCCTTGCCAGCTTGTACGTCCAGTCCTTTATCCCCCCCTGAGAGTAGAATGTGTCGCGGGTTTCAATGAGCAGATTCTTCTCGTTGTTCGGGTCTACCTCAACGTAAAGATTGAACATTTTAAATAAAGACGTTAAGAACTCGCTCATTTCAACATCGGGCAAGTTATCCGTCATGTCCACAAACTCGCCTTCGGTAATTCCTTCGTTCAAGTATTCATTGTAGAACTCACCGCCCACAATGTCGAAGTCAAGATAATAGGGGATATTAGGCGGTGTCACATTACCCGTGTCGGGATGAAACAGAATGAAATAGTTAGTGTAACCGATTCCCGGTTCGTCAGCTATCAAATCAACATAATACTCATCGCCCTCTAACGCTTGTACGTTTGTAGCCGTTATGACGTATGTATTCTGCACCACGTTTTGAGAAAGGAACGGTGGTGTTGTATAGCCAGACGTTAGTCCAAGTGTAAATCCCCAGTCCGTTTCTGCCATTACTTCCACCGAGTTGTTGCGTTTTCTCATTATCCTCAGCTTTCCTGAGAATTGATTTCGTCCTGACTCTCCAGTTTGCGCTCTGAGTATTGCAATAGAACCCCATTCTGTACACCTAAGGTCAACCGATGCAGTTAGGTCGTAGAATCCAGTCGCTTCACTATCCACAAGCCATTTGTAATTTTGAGAAGCTGGAGAGAAAGGGTCTGACGGAACTAAGTAGTTTCCAGTTACAGACTGTCCATTGTCGAAGAATGGAGTAACTTCATTTGAATAACAAACTCTTGGCGTTGAATTTGGATTCACCCAAAAGCCCTGATTCCCAACTACGATAGCTGGGTTGGTTGTTGCATTTATAATGGCATTTTGAGTAACCGTTTTCCCTACTCTGTACAATTTCTCTTGTAGGTTGTCCTCTGAAATTGTCAAAGGCTTAGTTACTGGGACAATCAATCTATTGAATAGAACTGAGTCAAAGAATGAACTCTGATAAGTGAACCCCGCAAAGTCGAAAATCTTGTTGAGTATCGTCTTAGCGTAGTAAGCGGGTCGCAAATCTCCGACCTCATAAATTCTATTTCCTTGATTTGTGAACTCCGCACCTCCGCCCCAATCAATTAACGGGTAAACGTAACCGTCTCCGACTGGTGCGCTCCAGCTATCGACTTGGTTTTGATAGGTGTAATAGTGGTCAAACTCTGAGAAGTCTAAGTAATTGACATTGCTCTCATCCACTCCGCTAAGTTCCTTGTCTCCAAGAACCGAGAAGATGTTGAGCAACTTACCGATAAATACCACCTCGTAGGTGTAGGCGTGTCCCTTTTGGACAATCTTCCGAAGTTGGACAACCCCAGCCATTACCTCCACCCCGTCAGCTATTACTCGCGCCTCCGCTTTCTTATTAGGGTTGAAATTAACGCTAATGTTAGTAGTGTTAGCATCGTAGTTGTTTGAGATGTTAACGTCGTATATATGCCCGAAGAGTTCATCGTTGTTCTTCGTTGCCGGGCATTTGATGGTCTTGGAGTATTCCGTGCTTCTCTTCTCAGGGTTACGGATGTCAGCAATGCCGTAGTTGAAGGAGAAATCGAACCCCTCGAATACGTCTAAACGTCTGCCCTCTATTCTAACTTCAACCACGTTGTCGTCTGTTTTTAATTGAGTAATTCAGTTCGAAGGTGTACTGCATCAGCTTGTCGTTCAAGGATGTCTTGCGCTGGATTCTGCGCGGGTCAAGATTGACCGCTATCAGTTCGTTATCCTGTTCGATGTAAACGCTCGGAGATGTTGCCAAATCTTCCATCCAAATGCTTTCCGCTTCGCTCAGGTAGTCGGTGTTGATGGTAACCTTTTTATTGAGTGCCACGTTATACTCGGTCGTTCCTCGCGCTTGCTTATCGTAGCTGTAGGTGTTTCCCGTCCAATCGTGGTGTTGTTGGTCGAAGGTGTCCTTCTTAATGTCTGTCGTGTGTATCGACTTCATGTAGAAGTTGAAGGCATCGTAGCCGCCCAAACGATTAAGCCAATGCACCCGAACCTCGTTGTACTTTGAGCAGGTTTGGTTGACGTTGAAAGTGAACCGCTCCGATGTCTGCGCGTTGGTGTTGTCCTCCAAATGGATGGTGTAAGATGCAGCCCCATTGAGTGCCGTTGAAGGTGTAGACCCAAGTAGCGAATCGGTGTAGAGTGATGGGTCTATGTTCCCGATGTCGTAAGTGCCGACTGGAATACGGAAATAAATCTTGTCCCAAGAATCGGCAACCGCGATATTGTTGGAAACGATGCCATCGGCTAAAAGTGTACCCGTTGCGTTATACCCTGAGTAGGCTTTGATATTGTACTGATATGCTCCGAACCGTTCGTTCGCTATGAAGTACAGATGATAAGACTGGTCTGAGTCTATTCTGATTGTTCTCGGGGAATCGGTCAGGAATTTCTTGGTAACGCTTGGCGTGTTGTTTACGATGTAGTCGGTATAGTCGAAGTCCAGCCATTCAATCTCGTTACGCACTCCGTTCCATACGCTCTTTACCTTCGAAATAAATAGGTCTCCATTCTGATATACCCCGCTCGCATCCTTTTCTTCTTCTTGGATAGCTAAGTAGTATTCCTTGTGCATCTGATTCGACACATAGAACCCGTTATGGTTTGCGCCCTTAATGTCCACCTGACCGTTGACGTAAGACTGTAGAAACCTCGACGGGTCGAAGAAAGCCCTATCCAAAAACTGCCCATCATTCGAACGAGTCGGGTAAACTCTTACCTGACCAATGGCTGGACTTATTGGGTAGTCAATTGGAAGGATTGCAACTCTAAACCGAACCGTTGGCGTGTAGTTGGTCGTTTTGATAACGTAGGCGTTGTCATTGTAAACAAGCCCGTATTCTTCAGGTTCTCCGTTCTGTGTTAGAAATATCGCCATTACTTGGTTTCGATTAGTTTCTTGATTTCTTCAAATGTGAGTTCGATGTCTTCAGCAATTGCCGCCTCAACAACTCCCGCTATTTTAGGTGTTACCTTGTCAAAGGCTGGTTGAATCCAGTTCTTACCCCTTGTTGGATAATTCAGTTTCTTATAGACAATCCACTCAGCCCACTTGGTTTTTTTCTTGTCTGTCCATTGCTTGTCATCCCCTCCAAGTCTCGCCAATACGTTAGGGTATGTCAACCACTTTTTAATATCTCCAACAGATGGCGCATCTTCTCCAGCAGCCCGACCTTCGTCAAGGCTGATTCCGTAGTCTGCCATTCTTATTTGCAGCTTGTATATCTGCCCGAATAGCCTGACTTTCGGTTGTGCGTCAAGTGATAATGTTGTCAATAGGTTTCCAGATGCAACGTAACCCTGACCTTCGCCAGTTCCTAAAGTTGAGCCGCCTTGTAACGAATCGGCTAACGCTTTGGTGTACTCGCCCCTAAACTCATTCAGAGCATCTATCAGTTTATCGAACGCCATTCTGTTTCATTTGGTGGTACTCGTGATTTTGTTTGGCTTTCTGAAAGGATATAAGGTTGAGGAACTCCCGTAATGGTAACGCGAAGAAGTAACCCCACTTGGTTGCATCGTTATTTGATAGGTTATTAACCACGTTCAGCCAGCCGTATTTCGATTCAAACGTTTCAACCTTCGCTCCGCTTGTCTCTTGATTTTCTCCGCTTTCCTCACCGAAGATTCCAGTATATGTTTGGCGGACATCAGATAACTGCTTAAAAAAAAAGCCGACAACGGTTGTACTATTGTCATTGGTGCTTGAAGCATTGCCTCCGAAACTTCCTTGTGTTTCTCAGGGTCGTACTTACCTTTTTTCCATCCGTACCAAGTTTTCTTCTTCGGCACTAAGAACACCGCCATCACTTCGTGTAGCTGGTCGATAACTTTGTCTGGGTCTTTCATCAAGTGCATCAGCGTAATGTACTGACCTCCGTTCAAGTTGTAAACGTCTGTTATAACATCGTATTTCTGACCTCCAAATTCCACTACCTTCTGTACCTCTCCGACAAGTTGCTCGGTAAGGAAAGAAAGCGTCTGCATGCACTTAGCGTATGTCTTTAGTGAGTAGGTTTCAATCTCGTCAACTGGAACGCCTGACATTATCGAAATGATAGCCACGTTGGTCGGGTACTCTTCCCCCTTCTCTGCGAGGATTCTTTGAATTGCTTGGAACTGCTCAACGGTTACGCCCGCCCAGCTATTTGGTAGTTCAATCTTCATTCTTTATCTGTTCTATTTTCTTGATTGCCCAGTTAACGCCCTCATCTCCGCCCCAAGCAAGCCACATCAAACGTCCGCAACCTTCGCCCAGCTTTCGGGTAGAGTTGCGTTTGTGTCGGATAAATGCAGCCATTCGCTCAATGGTTTCTAAACTGATAGGTTCACGGTTTGCTAATTGGTTAGCCCTTGCCTTTCCAACGGCAGTACCGCATCCTTTCCATCCGTTTTTCTCCGCCCAATTTAGAGCAGTTTTGGCGTTATCGCTTGCGGCTTTCGGGTAATCCGTGTAAGCCTCTTGCATCCGCCATATTTTGTTCAGTCTTTCAAGCATCTCAATCATAAATAGCGAATTTACACTTTTGTGTCTGAGCATAAAAAAAGCCAGTTGGCACTTGGCACAAGTGGCATTAGTGGCATTTCGCAAATCTCTTTGTGCCATAAATGCCATAAATGCCATCTACCGTATTGTGTACTTTCCAGCGTTCGCCTTCAGCTTCTCCATTGCCACGTAGCGGAGCGCATCGAGTGCGTGGTTGTTGTCATCTTCGGGTTGGTTCGTTACTTGGTTGGTCTTGTAGTCCCGTTTCCATGCGTAGTTCCTCAGTTCTCGGATGATGTTAACCGAGTCTTGGTGTACCATTATTTGAACGCTCTTTAGCTTATCGATGCCTGACCTTACGCTGTCCTGACCTTTGGCAACTGGTCGGATTCTGAAGCCAGCCCTTCGGATTTCTTCGATGCTCTTGGGCTCTGCTGAATCGGCTATGATTTCGTCCGACCTTTGTAGCCCGCACTTCCTTGCAATGTCTGCGTTCGTTAACCCTGTTTCGTAAAGCACTTCACGAACCCATAATTTACCTTCTTGATAGAGTACCTCCACGAGTGCAGTCGGGTCGTTCGTAAACCCGAAGTCGAGTCCGTATGCTTTCCACTTGTACCCGGTCGGAAACTCTTTGGTTTCTTGCCAGTTCTCGTATATCGCGCCTTCTCTTCTTGACCTTTGCCCAAGTCCGTAAACCTTCCACTTGTATTCGTCAGCCGTGCCTCGTGATACGTTAAAAGGTGTCGGCTCGTAGCTGTTTATCTTGTCGCGGATGTGCTGGTCGAGGAAGGTGTTGTCCAGCATCGTGGAATGTATAAGCACCACATCATCCCGTTTCAGAACGTTGTCGTATATCCAATGCTCGTCTGTGGAAGGGTTGTAGTCGAGAATCCACTTGCCTTTGCATCGCTGCTCTAATTGGTCGAAATCATCCTTGCTTGTTTCAATGGCTTCATTCAACCAAAAGTAATCTGTTTCGATACCGTGAAGCTTCTGAGAATCGTCAAGCCCGTAGAACTCAAACGTAGACCCGTGAGCAGAGTAAATTAAATCAGTCTTGTTAAACGCCTCATCCTCCCAAACCTCAAGGCTCTGGAGTACTTTCTTGAACGTGTCGAGTACCGTTGGTTTAATCCACGTCCTCCTAAACCTCGCAATTGCGATTCTCTTCGGTTCTTGTAATCCTGTAAGGTAGATGGCTTGACAGATGCTCCACGTTTTCGAGGAACGGCTTCCACCCTCAAGCACAATTCCCCGAATGGATTTATCATTAAGGGCTTGCCACAGGTCATCAAATACGCCAGTTCCTTCAATTTTCACGTAAGGTTATTGGTTGACTTTTTGGTAGGTTTCGTCAGTCTTTGACCTGACTGCTTATTAGCTTCTGACATGAACACCGTCACCTTCTGCGTTGGGCAGCTCATCTTGTGATAACCGCAACCTCCGCAGTATTCACATTTGATGTTGACGTTACCGTTCTTGATGTTCGTTGCTTTCTTCACTTCTTCTCAGGTCGATGTATTACTATCTCTACCTTGTCAGGCTTGCCTCCGTTAACCGTCTGCTCAACCTCTTCTTTCGGCTTGCCGTAGACCCTATCGAACAGAACGTCCAATATGTGGATGCTTCCTTTCTCGTAGTCTCGTTGGGCTTTCTTCGCAATAAGAGCAATCCAAAACGGCAACTGGTCGTTCTTTGCCAACTCCACCAACTCGCTTCTTGACTTGCCGAGTACGTTCTTGATGATGTCCTGAACCTGACCCTTCGACAGCTTGACATTATGCTCATCAAGGAAGTGTTCCTTTAGTAGCGTTTCCACGTTTTTCGGTCTCCCTTTCGGGTTGCCGCTCTGTCCTTTCTTGAAGGGTTTTAGGTTCTCAGGTGTTCCGCCTTCGTTCATTGTTCAATCGCTGTTTTAACGTACTCTTTTCCGTTTATCTTAACGCTCAAAGTCGGGTCGAGTTTCGTCATTCTGTCGATAATTACTTGGCAGTATTTAGGGTCAAGTTCCATGCCATAGCATTTGCGTTTCAGTTGATGGGCGGCTACCATTGTTGAGCCTGAGCCTAAGAAGAAGTCTACCGTTAAGCCATCTTCGGGACAACTGCTTTTAATTGCCCGTTCGCATAGTGGTATGGGCTTTGGTGTTGCGTGTCCTCCTTCAGTTCCGTTTTTAACGTGTCGGCTAAAATGCCAAACGTTATTCATATTGTCGTGCGTGTTGTCAAAGTACGCTCGGGTTGAATAGTATTCTTTTTTTAACGCATCGTATTCTTTTTTTAACGCATCGTATTCTTTGTGAAACGCATCGCCCTTTGCTTCGTTTCTCATTGAATTATAGTGCTCTCGTGTTGGAAAATGCCACTGACTTGTTGTAAAGTAATGCGAAGCAGATGTTTTTCCTGTAATTTCTATAACCTTCTTGACGTTCCACCCAAGCTTATTTTTTTGCGTATTTAAATATTCTCTTATTGGTTCAAACCCTTCAAAATAATTGTGTGAATTATTGTTAAAACCTTGAACCCCGAGCATAATAAAAAGGCATTTTTCATCAGCCGTTGCGTAACTTCTTGTATTGTCTGAATTTTGGCTTTGCCCGTGTCCCTTGTCCCAAGTTATCAAATTTCTGAATGTTGCTTTTTCGTTCTTTATGTAAGGCTTCAGAACTCCGCTATAAATATCCATCAAAGGTTCATCAATACCCCAGCAATACCAACTACCGTTTTCCTTCAAATGAGTAAACTGCAAGGCTATCCACTCTTTATTGAACTCCAGTAAATCCGCATAGTTTAGATTGTCATTAAGTACCCCCTCGCTTTCTTTTTTCATTCCGTAGGGCGGGTCATTGTGGGCGAGGTCAGCCTTCTCTCCATTCATCAGCTTTGCCACTTGGTCAGAGTCCGTTGAATCTCCACAAAGCAAACGGTGTTCTCCTATCTCGATAAGGTCGCCAAGAACAACGTCTGTCTTTAGTTCTTCGGGCACTTCGTAATCGTCCTCTTCTGCTTCCAGTTCTTCTGCTTTCCAATTATCAGGAGTGTCAAGCCCCCACTCGTTCAGTTCTTCAGCATCCCAAGTATTCGCCAGTTCGTCCCAGTCCCATTCCCCGAATCCTACGTTGTCTTTGATGATGAACTCGCGCTGTTTCTCCTCTGACCAATCAACAACCTCTACGGGTACTTCTGACCATCCAGCTTCTTGCATTGCCTTGAGCCGCATATTGCCGCCCAAGACTATCATCTCTGTGTTAACGACTATCGGTCTGACGTTAGCCATCTCAGGAAAGTCCCGAAGGCTCTGAACCAGCTTCTTAAACTTCTCGTCTTTGATGTATCTCGGGTTCTCCGAGTTTGGTCTAACCTTGCTTATTGCTATTGTTTCCATCTAACCTTCGTTTTATTTCGATTGCGACCCCCGCTTTCTCCGCTTCCTTTTTGGAGTCGTAGATGCAGTCTCCGTTTCCCCACCTCCATTTTCCGTTATCGCATTGTCTTGCTGGCATTGGTAAAAGTTTAAAAGTGCAACACTCATCAGTTGAGGAGTTCGACCACAAGTGAAACAGACCTTAGCTTTCGGGTCGATGTAACTCCACGCTTCTTGGTAGAGTTTCTGTTCATCTCGTGTTATCCGTCCCGAATACCGCCCCTGTCCCATCATCGTGATTTGGTCGAGCCTCTCAGCTATAAATAGCAAAACTTCGTTTTTGTCCATGCTTAAAATTTCATGCCACCCGTTTTCCTTCAGGTAGTCGGTTATAGTTCGAACCTCCACATCAATCTCTCAAATAACACACTCAGCAAAGGAACGTAAATAAGAGCCTCAGGGTCGTTGACGCAATAAAGAACCCCGAACCAAAAAGACATACAAAGCCGACAGTCCAACGGTTTAAACGAATAACTCTCGTCCATCCCAATCCACTTTTTAATAAGTAGGTCGATTGCCAGTACCTCAATCCAAAGGTAAGCGGCAACGCTCGCGGATAATGCGCTCAAGATGTATAGCATAGTAATTATCTCTTAGTTGTTCAAGTGCTTTGACTACTGTGTTTCCGATTGACTTGTAAGGAATATCGACCTTCTTGCCGACCTTTCGATAGCTTCCTTCTTCCAGCCACAATTTAAGTACCTCGCGGTCGTACCAATGCAGCTCGTCCATCAGGGTTTCCAAAAGTGCAATGTCGTCCTCTTTCTCCCAGTCGTAGTCCTCTCGCTCGTGGTCAACCTTCTTGTGATTGTGTAGGTCGTAGAGTTTTGAGAAGCTGGAGCGTTTACTGGTAGCCATTGTCATCATCGTCCGAACTACGTAGAATCTCAGATAGCCACCTTCGTTTATCTGTTGCCACTTCTCTTCGGGCATCTCCAGCAGAAGAAGAACCACCTCTTGTATAAGGTCATCCGGGCAATTACATAGCTTCTGAGCGAGTTCGTATAACTCTTGGTCAGATAGTAGGTCGATTGCCGCTTGTTCTTTCACGGGCTTAAATCTACAAACAATTTTTCTTATACCAATCTTGCGTAACCCTTATATACAAATCCTCCTCAGTTTTAAATCGGTTCGGCTTCTCTTTCACTACCGCCTTGATAAGATTGTTTTCAAGTAGGTAGGTGTATGCTAAGTAATACGGAGCAGCAAACGGAAGTTTGCCGTCTCTTTTAATCCATCCAAGTATCAACTCATGCGCTTCTTGCGGAGTGATAGGTTTCTTTTTAAACTCAGGCAACTGAATAGGGTTATAACCATGATTCGCTTTGCCTTGCCGCTTGTGTTCCTTGTAAGCCGTCAGCACCTGACCGACCACGTTGACAGAAAGGTGTTGTCCAAAGGTGGAAGGGTCTACTCGTTTGCCATCTAAGTACAGTTCTCTTTTGACTGCCATCGTAAACGCTTCTTTTACTTGCGCCCCCGTGTATCTGTACTCCGAGTTGATGAAGTCCTGAATCATCTTGATCAGACCCATTCCCTGAGGCGAGTTCGGGAAATCTGCGCAGCCTATCAGCTTAGGCAATTCGGTAATTGTTGTTATCAGGTTGTACATCGAAATTAAATTTAGCGTTGGCGGAATCCTCTCCGTAGAGTGTCTTGTGCGTGTTGTAGTCGTTTATCATCTGCATGAACTCGCGGGCTTCCTTTTCCTCTTGTGTTTCCAAAGATGATGATTTGTTTTTTAACTCCTCCGAAATCCATTGGTTCAGTTTCGGCTGCCACTTGTGGATGCGTTGCCCGTTTATCTCCCAGCCTTTGGATTCGTAGTTATCGTGGAATCGCTGGGCAAGGTCTTCAACTGGAAATGATACCGATGCAATGCCGCGAGTAAACAAGTTATTACATATCTCCTTTTCGACTTCTTCGCGTGTGGGCGTATTACTTACACTCCCATTAACATTAGCATTAACATTTACATTATCATTAACACTTACATTAACACTATCAGGTTTTTTGGGTTCTGAAATAACCGACTGGGTTTTTTGGGTTTTCGGTCTACCGCCTTTTGCCCCATTCTCTCGTGCCCTTTCCGCCCGTTCCTCGTATTTCACAAGGTCGCGTTTCAAACTCTGCTTGATTGGAATGAAGCACATCTTGGTTATCTTGTCAGGTGCTTCGGGGTTAAGGTCGTTGACGTATCGAAATAGATGCTTGGCAAGTCTGCCAGCTTCTTCGTCCGTCAATTCCTCAAATGATTCTAACCAGTCGCAATAAGCTACAAAGGATTTCTTGTCTTTCGCCATGATAAAAAGAAAGGAGGTCGGGTTGACAGCCCGAAACAAAGTGAGCCGACAAGGTAGCTGCGACCTCTGTTACTTCCTCCTGTGTTTGGTGTGTTTATCATTCCTTGCCATTATCGAACGCTTGTCAGGCGTTCATTAGTAAGTAGCAAAATTAACAATTTGTGCCACTTGGAAGTCAAAATAATTCAGTTTGCTTAACGTCTTTCTTGCGAATTATTCCAAGTGCTGTTTCGAATATGGTTCGCCCAGCTTCGTAGTCTACGAGGTTACGGGCTATCTTATCTGTTCTTTGTTCACCTTTATACTTTCTAAAGTCGTAATCGTGAAATTCACACCACACATTAACCTCATCTTTTGCGCCTCCAATTATCCCGTTACCTTCCTTTCTTTCATTGATGCTGCTCGGTAAATTGAAGTTCGTCCAGTACAAATGCCTTCCTCGTTTCTTTGCAGGTATCAAAGGCTCATAAAATGGAATAACATTCTCAACAACATATTGACCTTCAAAGTAGTTATCAAGAAAGATAACCTCCTCATAAAGTTTCATATCAGGATAAACAGCTTTGAACGTTTCGCGTGACTTTTGACTAATACGCACCCTTGAATGACTCGGACAAGGCGGTGAAGTCCAAATAAAATCAAACTCCTTGTAGTGGTCAAGAAGATACTGGTGTGCATCTGCCACAACTACCGTATCATTAGGAAACCTTTCTTGGTACAACCTAGCTAACTCAGGGTCTAATTCAACAGCAGTAACTTCCATATCAATACCAGCTTCTTCGGCTACCTCATCCCACTTGTATCGGTTGCCGCCTAAACAAGCGTATAGATTTAATACTTTAAACTTCCTCATCTCTTTCATATCCAAACATTAACATCACAAAGTCAAGCACTCTCAGCTTCCAGTTCTCCATATTTCGTATGAATTGATTTGACCAGTTTGTCATTGCATTGCAACGCCCACTTCATCGTCTTGATTGAATAAAGAACAGTTGAGTGGTCGCGGGAAAACATCTTGCCAATATCTGATAAAGAGTAGCCGCTTCCGTATAACTCCCGATGCACCATGTAGATAGCATACTGCCGAGCAATGGTTACATTCCTGAGTCGCGCTGGTGATTTCATGGCTGAATAGCCGATTCCAGTAGCTTGTTCTACACGGTGAATGATGTCCTTCGCGCTCTTGTCGATGTGCTTTTCACAGTAGACTCCTTGAATTGCTGCCAGTAGCGTTTGGCAATCCTCGCCGAAGTAGCCTTGATGTAGGTCTATTATCTTCACAAGCTGCTCCTTGTGGTCTTTCGTTAGTCTTATCACTTGCATCTCCATACGTTTATCTGTTTACCGAAATCGCCTTCTATCTTGTACCCGGTTTTCTCAATCAACCCTTTCTTGTGGAGGTTGCTGAACGACCTTCGGATGGAAGTAATCGGAGTCTTTGCCCACTTGTCGGAAGATAACGGCTCCATGATTTGAAAGTGCCGCAGAACTCGCTCAGGAGTTACGCCAAGCTGGTCATGGTTTCTGAAGTAAATCAAGACAAGTTCGTCCTGACTCTTTGCTTTTTCTTGGGACTTCTTGAGTTCTGTCCCGATTTCGTTGTTCGTGTTGTAGTACATCAGTTCTGATTTATGTAGTTGATTATTTTCTCTTGAGTTCTTACGCTGACCTTCTCGCCAGCAAAGTAAGCGTACACGGTTTGAGTTGACAGTCCCGTGTCTTTGGCTATTCTGTAAGCGGTTATCTTCTTGGCGTTCGCCTCCGCTATCACGTCATCAATCTTGACTATTTGAATCATCTTCAATTAAAGTTATTGGTTCTTGTTCTTCTGTCCAGTACTCAATGATAGGTTCATCAAGTGAGTGGTCGATATAATAGGTGCGCCCATCAATTATGATGTAAACACTCTTTTCACTTCTAACGTCTATTAACATTGTTCTTCAGTTTTATAAGTGTAACAATCAATGCACTCGTAATCATTGTCAGGAGCGCACTCTTCAAAGTTCAATTCTCCGCAAGTTTCGCACTCGTAGCAGTCGCAACCATCGCAAGCGCGGATTGATTCCCCGCAGCATTCGCGGTAAGTGTATTCGTTCAATGCCCACTCCATTAGTTCAAGTTTACAAGTTTGATTTCTCCTTTGTTTATTGCTTCCTTGACTTCTTGGTTGCTTAGACCCAGCCAACGATTTCTGTACTTGCTCGTGGTTTTTGAAAAAGTCCAATAGTATTCGTCAAGGTAGATTGTTCCATCTTCCCACTTTCCAATTATGGTATCGTAAGATGAGAACCACTCTGTTCCGTTGTATCTAATTACAACTTGACTTGCTACTGGTTTGCCCGTGTTGGGACTTGTTAAACTACATACTTCCATTCTTCTTGTTTTATCTCGCGTTACGGATGCGCGACCCCCGTTTGATTAATGAGGTGTAGGATGCCTCGCCCCGTTTTGATTATGCTAATTTTTCGTATGCAACGTAAGCAGCACTGAAGTTGTGACTTATTTGGTCGTAACTTACAACAATCTTACCGCCAACCTTAAATCCTGCCATGTTTGCAAGTATCACCCTTTGACCAAGCGAAAATGACCACCACCATTTTTGAACGTGTTGTGAATATTCAACGGTTCTGATGCTTGGCTCTTGTTGTTTGTTTGGGTCTTTGTAGTTCATAACTCTGTTGCTTTAGTGGTTTAACCGTTAATGATGGCTCAAATATAAAACAATTGTTTTGAATATCCAAAACACTACGGCAAAAAAATATTACTCAGGAAGTTTAGCGGGTTCAGGATTCTAAGGATTTGACCTTCTGTTTGTACTCCTTTAGCATCTCCTCAAGTTCCCAAGTTGCGAACTTTACCGTAGTTAAGCTAAGCTGGTGCATCTCTTCCGCCAACCCTTCGCGCTCTCGGTCAAGGTTCAGCCCGAAGTCGTATTGTCTGCCTTGCTGCATTACATTACAGCCGTAGCATTGTGGTCGGCAGTTGTCCTCGTGCCATCTCGTGGCGTAACGGGACCGGGACATAAAGTGTCCGCATTGAATCTTCTTCCAATGGTAAGACCGTCCGCAAGTGTAGCACTCACAGTACCCATCAAGATTAACCGCCCTCAACCGAATGTAACGGCTGAAGGCGGCATCTAACTCTTTGACTACCTTAGAACGGGAGGTCGTCATCGTCTACGGTTACGGCTTTGGCAGTTACCTCCGCTTTCAACTTCGGCTCGTAGGTGTCAACGCTTGCGTAGAGTTTGCCTTGTGCTGACTGCTTGACCTGAAGACGAACCTCAAGACCGTGCTTGCCTTCTTTAAGGTACTGGTCGTTCTGCTCCAGCCACTTGATTAGCTTGGTCGGGTTGATAACCATGTCAGCTTTGACCCACTCAGGAGCGTTTGTCGATGGTGTGTAGATGTTCAAGCCATCCACAAAAATCACTTTGTTTTCCATTATTTGATGTTTAAAAGGTTACGAAGATAATCATTTGCAAACGCTAAACGTTCGCGGAGTTGTTCTTGCATCTCAATGTCTGCTTCTACTCTGATTTCAATCAATTTGAAGCGTTCATCTTGAATGCGTGGGTCGAAGCTAATAAACCGACAAGCTAACGCCCCAGTTGCCAGCATTTGACCTTGCATCTGCCAAATGTACTTAGGGTCAATGTAACCCTCGAAAGCTGTCTTGAGATGGTTCGTAGTGTTGTACGGGCATTTGATTTCGATGAGTTCTCCGTCTACCATTCCGTCCGGGCTTGCACCTGAGTAGTCGTTTATCAAAGTGAACGGCATCTCTTCAATGGTTACGCCTTTCAACTCTGAGTAGTACGCCTTACATATTGGTTCGTACTCGTTGCCCCAGTCCAATGCCTTGCCGAAGATTTCGGTTCGTTGCCCGGTCAGTAATTCCGCAGCTTTCTCGTAGATGTAACTGATAGCGGTCTGTCCAAACACTTCGTCTTTCTTGCGTCCGTTGGTCATCAAGTCGCCAAAGCGGGAAGCCGTAAACTTCCCTAACCTTTGCGCGTACCATTCCTCTGAGCGTTGCTGAGTTTCGCTTATTGCTTCATAGATTCCTTGCTCTTCCATCTTACGCTCGTTTAAAGTCATCAGATTCATCTTCACCAAATACACCGACCTCGTAAAGTCCTGACAGTTTCAGAACTACTCTTGATAGTGCGCGCTTCTCCGCCATCGCTACTGGGTAGGTTTGGCGCGTGTTAGCTGGTGCCGACTCTCCGAATGTTTCCATTTGAACGGGTAGACCGTTGCCGTTGGACATTTCCCCGATGGCTTTGATAACTACGAACTTGCAGTCGTCTGTCAGGTGTACCATTTCATACCTAACTCGGATGCCCTTGTGCGCTTGGATGCGCTCAATGCCTTGTCGGGTGATTATTACGAACCCTTGTGGTGATTTAAAAAAGTGGTCTTTGTTTAGACCGTTCTCGGTTGCGAGGTGTTGTAACCTCTCTTTCTGTGTTTGATTCATCTGTTCTGTTTTTTATGATGAGTATTAAAGTTACGAATTTAAGCATTGAATATCAACCGAATTATGCTCTTCGTCATATATCCGAATGAAGGTGTAAAGCCCTGACTTGATAGGCTCCGCGCCTGAGTGCTTGACAATCTGCCAAAACTCAAACGGTTGTACTCGTATTGTTCCAGCATTAACTGGAGCGGTGCGTAAGTCGTTGAGTGCTTTACTTGCGACTAACCGAACGAACGCTGGTATTGTCTTGTCGTGAAGAACTCTCTCTTGGAAGGTTAAGTGGTTCATAGTTTTGGTTTTTAGTGGTTATCGCTATCCGTTTAGTTCTTCAAATGTCAATTCATTGAAACCCGTAATAGCCTTGTGGTAATGTATTTTACTGAAATCCATATCCCCCCAAATTTCAGCCTCTTCAACTTTGTCAGTTACATTGATGCTATTACTTAAAGAGGGAGCGATATAAATCGGTGAACCAAATTCGCGTGTTACCATTACCATTTTCATTTTTCTGTTGTTTTTAGTGGGTTACCCCGTTAATGATGGCTCAAATATAAAATAATTGTTTTGAATATTCAAAACATTTAGGGCAAAAAAAGTGAAATTATTTTTGGTTTGAACTCAATTCTGCTTGAAATGGGCGTTCATTATCGCCTCTTGGTTCATCTCAATTTCCTTGTACATCTCCTCCGCATTTACTGCCGCATCAAAGATTACGTCTTGCGTGTCCATCAATGCCCGGACAGCGTAAAGAAGATAAACCAACAACCCCACAACCAGCAGAACAAGAAACAGAATAGCGGTCAAAAGAAAGACAATCATGCGGTTTGTTTTTTTGCCCAGTCGTCCTTCAGCTTATCCTCCCAAACTTTGTTGGATATGGTGAAATGCTTTCCGCAGTATTGCTCGTGGCACTTCAAAGTATGCCGAAGAACGCCCGTCATAGTGTAACGCTTGCGCTGGTGTGTTACATTTTCCGAACCGCAGTTAGGGCAAGAGAAACGACCTCCACCAGTAGCCGCTCCAACGTGTGTGTTATGGTTAACGTATGGCTGTAATTTGTGGAATACGTCCTCCAAAAGTCTAACGTCCTGTTTGCAATAAGTTACCATCTTTTCCATCGCCTCCGAGCAGTTGTCCAAGCAAATGGCTTTCCAATCTCCGAAGCCCATCGGGTTCTTACCTTCTCCGAAAAATAGGTTTCCCAAATAGTCCAACCGATTTGAATTGAATCTGAAGTGCGTTCGTGCCTTCTTCAAGGTGTCGTAGCTGTTCAGCTTTGGCGGCATCTCAATGCCGTGAATCAAGCACCGGGTACGAATCCACTTCTCGTCGAAGTTATCACCGTTGTGAGCTACCAATTCATCAGCCATTAAAGCAACCTCCATAAAACGTTTAAGGGCTGCCTTGTCGCAACCCTCATCCCACTCAACGCTATGTACCTCATCCTGACCCTCCCACTTCCAACAGATGCAGATAACCGCTCTTTCTTTTATGATGTTGTCGTGTGGTATGTTAGCCTTGTAACTGGATGACCAAAAGAACCCTATGTTCGGGCTGGTTTCGATGTCGTAGAATAGCCTCTTGAAACCGTCGGGCGGCATTTGAAAGTTGAGCAATTTCATCTGTGCTGTGCCATTATTCGTTCGCGGTAAAACTTCGGGTCTATTTCGTTTATCTTCTTTGCCAGTTCCATCCATTGCCGTTTAGCTTCCGCTCGTTCTTCGGTCGTGGAGTCTGTGCCTAAGTTAGCTTGAATGGTTGCGTTCTGCTGGAGTAGTTCGTCTATCTGTGCGCGAACTTCAGCATCTTGATAATAGTAGTAGTTCATCTACTTATTATGTTTCGACCAATGCCAACACCGATAAAGTGTTGACCATTGAAGCCGTAGTTTGCGCTAAGATAGGTCTTTTTAATTGTACCATGCAAACCAACCCCGAACATCGGCTTGGTGTTTTGGATGAAATCGGTCTGAACTCCGACCAACCCATGAAGTCCAACGCTGAACTTCTGCTCTTTCCTTTTGTATTGTACGGTCAGTCTCTCGGTTCTGTTCTGATAATTTGACCAAGTTAGGCGGACATCGTTTACAGTCGTGTCGTAATTAGCCACCTCAGCCAGCCATGTTTGAACTATACTAACTGTATCTATCAATAACAATGTATCTAAACGAGTAACTACTTTTTCAGAATAGATAGTATCATAACGAGTAACGAGTTCTCTACGGACAAACCTTACCGTATCAACCTTCCATCTGTCAACGTATTGGATTTGAGGAACTGGCTTCTCAATGGTTACGGTTTCAATTTTACCGCTTCCGCACCCTTGCCAAGCCACAAGAACGCCAAGCAAGAACGCCAAAATGTAAGGTGTGTAGACCTTAGCTAAATGTATCGTGACGTCCCTGTCCACAGTTCGATTTCTGCTTCTCGCCTTCTTACTAAACCGTTCAGAACCTTGCCGCCTCCTTTGTTCCATCTGCGGAATTGTTCGGGTATTCTCGGAAACTCAGGGTTTGAATTTAACCAAGCCAGCAGAGTTGAGTTTGAAAAGTTCCCGATGCCCACGTTGTACGTGAATGAAATGAGAGCAGCCAACTTATGCGCTGGAAGTTTGACCTCCACCACGTTTTTAACTTGCTTCTCAACGCTCTTGATAGTGTCCAGTAGCATCTTCTCCGCTTCCGCATTGTCAATCTCAGGGTCGTCCATTGTAACCCGTTCGCCGTTCAGGTACATGGTATTTCCGTAGCCGATTGTCGGAATGTTTGCCGGGCACAGATAAGGCTTTGAAGAGTAGCCCTCAAACTCCTTTATTACCTCTGCGGCTATCTTTGCCGCGCTTGGTCTTGGTGTCTTTTTGGTCGCAGTTTCCATCTTTACAATCGCATTCTCGCGGTGCAATAGCGCACCATTTTACATTTTGCAACGGCTGTCTTTCAGTTCGCCCCTCATCTCAACTAACGCTTTGGTGTTCTCGGCTATCACGTCCGAGAACTTCTCAACGTGCTTATCGTTTGCTATTTGCCATTCCTTGCGCTCATCTCGATGTATGTCGGTTAACTTGTTAAGGTAGTAAACCAACACAGCAAGGAAGATTCCCGCTATTCCGTACGATGCTAATGCTTCAAGTATTGCATCCATTATAACACTAAGTTGCCTTGTTCGTCAATGTCAGGAACGACACCGTACTCAAGCAGTCTTGCAAGCCAAACGGCTTCGTCCGTTGTGGTCTCCCATACGTGAATTGTGTCTGTCCGTTGATTCGGGTCTGTCCATCCATAACCTAATACAGATGCTTTGTCTTCACCATCAAAGGTAATCCAATATGTTCTAACTGGTGGGTAATCTATTGTGTTCATGTTTCTTAATTTTTAAACGGCTCCTCCGTCTGTTATTGTCCAACCAAATGTTGAAATAAGTGATGCTCTTGCCGCATCTGCCGCTCCACCGCCAGTATATGTGCTGGTCCAGAAACTAACAGTTGGTGAATATGGGTAACCTACTCCACCTGGATACGCTGCCTGTAAAGAGGCTTCCCACGCTATAAGTGTGGCGTCATAATTAGCTGTTGATAATGTGCCGCCTAGGAACATAAAGTTCCCAGCGTCAGTAATCTTTGAAACATCCCAACCGTCAAGAGCCTGATTAAAGGCTGTGGCATAGGACAGCATGCCATTTATATTCGTTAGGGCTGTGGTAGCCCATCCTCCGATGTTCTGATTAAACGAGGCGGCTTGGCTAAACATTCCACTCATGTTTGTAACACTTGAAACGCCCCAATTGTCCAAGGGTTGATTGAATGCCGATGCTGATCTGAACATCCCTGCATTTATGCCTCCCATTAAGGTAACATTGGAGACATCCCAGTTGTTTATACTGTCGCTTCCCCCGTTGTTAAATATGGAACATAGGTAAAACATAAGTTGCATGTTAGTCACCGCGCTAACATCCCAATGGCCTATGTCTGAGTTCATCAAACTGCATGCAGTGAACATCCTATTCAATGAAGTAGATGTTATGGTTGGTGCATCGGTAGCTGTAATGGTCATGTTCGAGCAACCATCAAAAGCCCTATCGTTAACTACATTGAATGTACCCCAATTTGAGATATCTGTTATCTTCAATCGATCTCCAGCATAGGCAAATTGCCACCCCTCAATTGTTCCAGAGATAGTAATGGTGTACGTTCCACTTGATGCGTAAACGTGTGTCCTATTTGCATAACTTAAAGCGTCAGAATTACCATCTCCCCAATCAATCGTGCCTGAGTACGTGCCTCCTGACAATAAAGGAAGGACTACCGTATTGGAAGCAGAACCTGCCTTTGTCGTATCCCAAGTTGAAACGAAGTCAAGATTGACAGGAGGTGCGCCTCCGCCTCCGCGATATGCGGCAACACATATTTGGCTAACGCCTATCATTGGTTATAGATTACAACGCTTCCGCTTGACATTGTGATGGCTGTAATAGCATCACCCGAAGGCACTACTATGTACGCCCCAGCTTTTAAGGTTGCGCCCGAAAGTCCAAAGGCGGCAAGGCTATCAACTCCATCCACTTCGAAAGTTGTTAATACAGTGTCCTCTTGAGCGATGAATGCGTAGCCTTTTAAGCCAGTCAATGCTCCAGTTCCTGTAAGGAGTTTGCAGCCGCGTGTTCCAATTAGTTTTTGAGATTCTGTCATTAGTTAGGTATTTGGCACTTGTTATAGTCGTATGGTTGTGTGATTGATAAAACGCAAGAATGCCCGCTTACCTTGTCATCGAATCGTTCGGTAAATGGCTCAAGTGTTACGCTCGTTTGAATGCTTAATTCTGTCGTGTGTAGCTGTCGAAAGTAAGCCACGAAATCAAGTAGCACTTGGATGGTGTCGCTCATTACTTCTTGCTCGTTTTCCTCTCCGGGAAGAACCCTATCCATTGCCAACAGTCGGATGTTGTAGGTCAATGTTCGCTCAGATAATACAACGCTCTCCTCGATTGCCCACAGAACTAAATAATCAAGTTCCTTTGGGTTGATTTCCCAAACGTCCCCCTGACCGTACTGCTTCACTTGCAGATGAGCGTTCGCCTGAGTTTCGATTATGGTTAGTATTTCGTTGAGCGTGTACATACTTCTTTAGCTTCGCTTGATTTCTCTTACTTGCGTTTGTACTCATATTTGTCCTCTAAGCTGATGAACTTCGGTCTGCGCCCCAAGAACATTCCTGTCGTGTAGGTTCGTGTATCGGGTTGGATTGTATCAAGACCATCGTCAGGGTTAGCGTAGCTTGGGTAGTCTGTTTCGTTCTCAAGAAGGAAACGAACGAGCCTCTCGGTGTACCACTCCGCCTTATCCTTGTAACGCTTGGATATGAAGTTGATTTCGTCAAGTGAAGCGTTGGAACTGTTCTCAGAACTCTGCTGGTGTAGCCCCTTGTTCAGAAACTTGTAGCTTATCGCAGTCGGTGCTTCGCTTTGAACCCAATGAAGTAACGCTGGCTGGATGTAATCCTCCAAAAGAGTAGTATTCGCAGCCGTTAACGTGGAGTTGGTTATCTGCGTTTTGAGTTCGTTGTATAAAGTAGTGCCAATCTTGTGCTGGATGTGGATGTCTTGGCACATCAACACGACTGGTCGCAAGTACTTGAAGTCGATATTCTCGTGGAGCAAAGTGTTGTCCTTCAAGAATGTTTCCGATATGAATAAGACGTTAGCCATTACTTCTTAATTCTCATAAGTTTCTGCTCCCAATAGTGGCGGCAATGGTAGGATTTGCCCCAAAAGCCACCGCCTCGCATCCATACATTTCTGTTTTGGCTTACTCCGATGTTTTGAATCTCGGTCAACTTCCAACTCTTACCAGCTTCTGTTTCCGTTACGAGTTCGCGGCAGAATTGTCGGGTAGTTGGAATTATAGCCGCACCACTTGCTTCGGGTCGTTTAGAGTAAACGTAACGAATTACAAACTCCTCTTCGACTGGTGGTATCTCCTCAAGCAACCGTTCGCCTTCTTTGGTTACTTCCACTACTCGTTGCGTTGAGTCAAGTACATTGTCGACAGCTATCTTAATTGCATTGGCTTCGTTGAGTGCTTGCAGTCCAGCCATTACCCTCTCAATTGAAAGTTGTAGCTGCTCGGCTATTGCCAAGAATGGAGTGGATGGATTCTCCTTAAGGATGTTCAGAATAGCCGTATCTAACGGGTCTATCTCTGCAAACCAATACTTTCGGTTCAGTTCCTCGTGAAGTCTTGCGGAGGTTTCGCTTTCAAAGTTTAACGCCTTGCCGTTTCCGACTGGTTCGTAGTCCGTAGAGCCGCAGTTCTTGAAGTACTCAACAAGAATAGCATCCTCGTCTTGCTTCTCAAATACCGCCCGCATCTCTGCCGCCACGTTCTCAGGTATAACCTCGCCCGTAATAGTAGCCCTTGCAATCTCAGGGCTGAATCCGTACAACTCAACCAATACAGCGATAGCCGAGTTCTCAGCGATAAGACCCTCTTTGACTTGCTGAAGTAACGTAATGATTCCCGTAACACCACC